CCCGACGTTCTCAAACCCCGCCGCTTTCCGCCGGCGGGTTTTTCGTTTCCACACATCCGGAGGTGCATTGTGGTCGCAATTGTCGGCTCGATCGCGGCCGAACTTCTCCTAGACCGCAGCAAGTTCGACCAAGGCTTGGGCCGCGCCGGGCTGTCGGTGCGCCGGTTTGAGAATGAGACTGGCTCCGCGCTGGGGCGAGTGGATCGGGGCTTCTCCGCCACCTTCGGCAACATCGCCCGCGGCGCTGGAAGCGCAGCCATGGCGCTTGGTCGAGCGGGGCTAGCCGGTGCTGTTGCCAGTCTGACCGGCGGTGCGCTGTTTGCTACCCTGAAGGAAACGGCGCGCGCGCTTGCCGACATAGGCGATCAGGCGAAGCAGGCCGGCATCCAGGTGGAGGCCTTTCAGGAACTAGCCGCCGTCGCTCGCGCCAACCGCCTCGAGGTGGACGATCTCGCCGCGGCTATGCGCGAACTCCAGCTTCGTGCCGACGAGTTCGTTGTGTCCGCCGGCAAGTCTGGCAGCGCTGCGGAGGCCTTCCAACGCATCGGTTTTACGGTGGAGACCCTCCGGGAGAAGCTCAAGGACCCTTCAGCCCTCTTGTCGGAGATCATCGGCAAAGTGCAGCAGCTCGATCGCGCTGCCCAAATCCGCGTTTTCGACGAGCTCTTCGGTGGCGATGGCGAGCGCCTGATCCGCTTGCTGGATCAAGGGGAAGAGGGAATTCAGCGTATCGTTGAGCATGCCCGTACCGCCGGCCAGGTCTTCGATCAGGACTTGGTCCAGCGCGCTGGGGAACTCGACTCCGCGATCTCTTCGGCCGCCGCCACAGTCAGCAGCGAACTACAAGGCGCCATCATCAACGCCGGCTGGCAGCTCTACAACTTTATTCAGCAGTTTCAAGCCTTTGAGAACCGCACCACGCAGTCGCTAGACCAGTCGATGCGCGCCCTCGGTAAGGAGCGATTGGACCTCGAAAACCAGATTCTGCAAATCCAGTCCGACCAAGCCAAAGCCGGCGGCGTCAATGCCATGATAGCGGAGTCCCGCATCAACGACGCCAAAGCGCGGCTGCAGGCCCTCGCCGACGAGGAACGGCAAATCCTCGATATCCTTGAGCGGCGCCGCCCCCCGAAGATCGCTGCGCCGACGATGGACATGCCCGGCCTCATGCCAAGCTGGGCGGACTTCCAAAGTGAGTTCGCCCCGCCGCGCTCCAGCGGAGGCGGTGGACGGAGCAGCGCCACCACGGCCACCAATGACCAGGCAGACGCCACCCAGAACCTTGTCGCCCGCCTGCGGGAAGAGCTCTCGGCCATCGGCGCCAACAACGTGGAGCGGCGCATCGCCAACGAGCTTCGTGCGGCTGGCGTGACGCTGGATAGCGCCGCAGGGCAGGAAATCGCCTCGCTCGTGCAGGCGATCGAAAGCGAAACCATCGCGTATCAATCGCTGCAGGATGCTGTTGCTACCGCCTCCGGCCTTACCAAGGATTTTGTGGGTGGGCTGATCAACGACATGCGCCAGGGCGTCTCCGGTGCCGAGGCCCTGTCCAATGCCTTCGGGCGGCTGGGAGACCGCCTGCTCGACATGGCGCTTGACCAAGCCATCAACGGCCTTTTCGCCAACTTGCTGGGAGCCGGTGCCGGTTCCTTCGGCGCTAACTCGCAAACTCTGGAGATCGCCGCCTGATGTCGATGTTCATTGGCTTTCCCTTCGAGGACCGTATCGAAATCCTGACGGACGGCGCGGTTTACCTGCCGAACGGCTACCTCGTTTTCACCGAGCGAAAGGTTCACTGCTCGCCGGATGTTCCAGCAGCGATCACGGGCCGCGGCAACCGCCACACCGTGGAGCGAATGACCGAAGCCTGCCTATCCTATTTCCGGGACTACGGCTTCCGTGGTGGCATGATTGCTATCGAGCAGGAATTCGATCAGTGGCGGGCCATCGGCTATCAGGGCCTCCCTTTCCAGCTGTACATCGCCGGGTACGACGAAGAGCGCGGCCCCTGCCAGTTCACCGTGTCGAGCCATCCGGACGTGATGCACAAGGGCGCCGAGGCGATGCGGATCAATACGCTGCTGGGCGTGGCCTATGCCGCACCGCCGCTTGACCAAGAGGAGGTCTCGGCCTTCCTCAACGAAGAGCGGTTGGCAAAGGGCTGCTCCGACTTTGGGCCCGAGCTTTGCCAGTACCTGCGGGGCCGCACCGACTACGTGATTGACGATCCGGAAAAGCGCCAGATCCACATTGTCGGCGGCCATATCGATTTGACCACCGTCGCCAAGGAAGGCGCCAGCACCCGCCGCCTGCTCACCTGGCCCGACCTGCCGCTCGAGTTCATCGACCCGACGCTTCAGCCGGTGATGGAGCCTCGCCCTACCACCCCCATCGCACCCGCCGAAGCCGGCCAGATGGCCGACGCTTAAAGGAGCCCTCCTCCATGGCCACCGACTCGTTCAATCAGCCCTTTCCCCGAAACGCCGTCACGCTTCCGGAGATCGGCACCGACGCCGCCCTCGTGTGGACATTTGAGGCCATGGAGGCATGGGAATCGACCTTCGATCCATACCCTTCCGAAGGGCACATCGCCGTCACCTTTGCCCTGCTGGACGCGCTCCGGTTGTCCACCATCAAGGCCTTGGCCACGGCAATGGTTCGCGGCTGCACCGTGGAAGACCTATTCGCCACCTTCACCCATGACGAGATTGCCCGCCGCATTGCGGATGCGGTCAGCAAGACCGTCTACGGCCGCACGGTGGAGGAAGAGATGACCAAGCGCCAGGCGGATGCCATGGCCCAAATGGAGCGCGTTGCGAAGCTCCGGCAGGCTATGGAGGCCAAAGCAGATGCCGATTGATCGTATGGGGCCCACCGCCACGGAACTGCTCCGGCAGAACCAGCAGCGCACCTCGCGGCTGCTGAAGGGCTCCCGTGCCATTGCAGACTATATCGGCCTGTCTCCGCGCGACGTGCTGGCCTTAATCAAGAAGGGCGATCTGCCCGGCTTCCAAGTCGGCAATAAGTTCGTGGCGGACCCTGAGGCCATCGAACGCTGGCTGGCGGCAAAGTCGCTGGCGAAGCTACTCAGCGAGTAGGACACCCACACATGAACTGGTTTCAAAGACTGTTCCGGCCTCCGGAGCAGCGCTCCGGCACGCTCGCGAATCCGACACCGGATCTGTTGGCCATCTTCGGCGCGGTAGCCTCATCGGCCGGCATCGTGGTGAACGCCGAAACCGCCATGCGCAGCCCGACCGCCCTAGCCGCGATCCGGGCCATCGCCGAAACCGCCGGCATGCTGCCGATCGCCGTTCGGACCAAAACCGGCGAAGGCTGGACCAAGGCCTCCGACCACGCCGCGGCCAAGGTGCTCAACGGCTTCTGCAATCCCTGGACTTCCAGTGAGCAACTGCGGACGCAAGTCACCCTAGACGCCATCCTGCACCGCAATGGCGGCTTCGCCCAAGTGGTCCGGGTCAATGGCGAAGTTCGCGAGCTGCATCGGCTTCGCCCTGGTGCGGTGACGGTGGAGGCCACCCCTACCGGCGAACCGATATACAAGGTCGCGCTCGCTTCCGGTGGTACGCAGACGCTGCGTTACAGCGACGTCATTCATGTGACCGTGCCCGGTTGGTCCATCGATCGTCCGATCTGCCTCATCGACTTGGCCAAAGACGCCATTGCGCTCGACCTACTGATGATCGGCCACCAGTCGAAAACCTTTGCCAATGGCGGATTGCCGAAGATCATCCTCTCTCCGGAGCGGGAAGACATCAGCGCCGAGGCAATCAAAAACGCCCTGGCCTTCATCGAAAAGCAGGCTGCTGCCAATGACGGACGGCCGATCGTGTTGCCCGCGACGTTCAAAGAGGCGTTCCGCACTATCGGCCTTGGCGAGATGCAGTTCTTGGAACTTCGCCGGCTGGTCATTGAGGACATTGCACGAGCGCTGCGCGTGCCCGCCACCATCGTCGGTGACCTGACCAAGGGCACCTACAGCAACACCGAACAAATGGGGCGGCAGTTCCTGCAGCTGTGCCTGCTGCCTTGGCTGGAGATGTGGGAATCCGCCCTAACCCGCTGCCTTGTTCCCCCGGAAGAACGGGAGACGGTGGAGCTCGAATTCGTCACCGAAGACCTGCTGCGCGGTGACTTCGCCACGCGCATGGCCGGATATCGCTCCGCTGGCGGCGGTGCCCATCTCACGGTCAACGAAATCCGTGCCCTCGATGGATACCCACCTCACCCAGACGGCAACGGGCTGATGAAGCAAGCGGGTCAGACCGATGCGCCAGGCCAGCCCACCCCTGACAATTCCGATGACCCGAAGGAGCCGAAGTGATGGACCGCCTCTTCATCGAAACCAAGCTCCTGACCGATGACTCGGGGGCAATCTCTGGTGTTGCTTGGAAGTATGATCAGCCAGACCGCATCGGGGACATGATCGCCCCGGGCGCGTTCGCCAAGGCAGCATTCCCGATCCCCATGCTAGCCTTCCACGACATGCGCGATCCAGTCGGCGTGTGGGATGCCGCCGAGGATAAGGGCGGCGCCTGGCACGTGAAGGGCAAGCTCTTCGTGGAGGACGTGGCAAGGGCTCGCGAAGTCCGTGCCCTCGTCCGCGGCGGTGCCATCAAGGGCCTGTCCATCGGCTTTGTCACAGGCAAGGCGGAAGCTCGACCAGGTGGCGGCCGTCTCATCAAGTCTCTCGAGTTGTTCGAAGTCTCACTGGTGACCGTGGGCATGCACCCCGGCGCGAAAGTGACTTCGGCCAAATCCGCGGTGGAGGCCATCCAGCTTGCCACCGCACTCAGCCGCGCCGCATCGGCGCTCACTCGCTAGCAACAGGAAACCCCATGCAGCACCTCACCAAGAGCGCTTTCACCAATGGCGCAATCGAATGCAAAGACGGCGACGACACGAACCCGGTCGATATCGTTACCAAGGCCATCGCTGACCTGACCAAGGCCGTGGACGACCGCCTCAAGGCCGTTGACGGTCTCGACACCAAGGCGCTCACCGACCGCCTCGACAAGATCGAGACCGAGCTTGCCCGGCCGGCTGTCCACACCGACGACAAGAAGGGCGAACCCACCGCCGAGACCAAGGCCTTCGCGTCTTACCTTCGCTTCGGCAATGGTGCGCCGGCTGAAGAGCTGAAGACGCTGCAGGTAGCGTCGGATCCTCAGGGCGGCTACCTGGCACCCGCGGAGATGGCGACGGAGTTTCTGCGCGATCTGGTCGAGTTCTCGCCCATCCGCTCTTATGCGTCTGTTCGCACCACCAGCGCACCGGCGGTCTCGTATCCAAAGCGCACCGGCATCACCAATGCTAAATGGAAGGGCGAGACCCAGACGCAGGAGGGCAGCGAGCCCGCTTTCGGTCAGGCGGAAGTGCCGGTGAAGGAGCTCAACACGTTCGTTGACATCTCCAATCAGCTCCTGGCTGACTCCGCTGGTCAGGCCGAGGCCGAAGTACGCCTGGCCCTTGCCGAGGATTTCGCCAAGAAGGAAGGCGCCGCGTTCGTCTCCGGCAGTGGCCATCTCGACCCGGAAGGCGTCCTGGTACATGCCGGCATCGGCTCGATCAACAGCGGCGGAGCGGCCACCGTTACCGCCGACGCCTTGATCACGCTGTTCTACGATCTGCCGGCGACGTACCGCAATGCTGGGGCCTGGGCGATGAATTCGACCACGCTGGGTACGCTGCGCAAGCTCAAGGACGGCAATGGAAACTATCTGTGGCAGCCTGGCCTTGCCGGCGGTCAGCCCGACACGATCCTTGGCCGGCCGGTGGTCGATTTCGTGGACATGCCCGACATTTCCGCCGGCACGACCCCGATCGTCTTCGGCGATTGGTCCGGCTATCGCATTGTCGATCGCGTCGGCCTGTCGGTGCTGGTGAACCCGTTTTTGCTGGCGACCGAGGGCATCACCCGCGTTCACGCGACCCGGCGTGTTGGCGGTCGTGTGCTGCAGGCGGCGAAGTTCCGCAAGATGCTGATCGCGGCCTAAGGGGAGAACTGATCATGCGTGACCTGTTCTCCAATATCGGTGCCGAGCTCGCCCTTGCCCCGGCCGTGCAGTCTGCAGCCGTGCAGGGCCCGGCCATCGACACCAACGGCTTCGACTCGGTGGCCTTCACCCTCAACACTGGCGCCATCGCTGGTGCCGGTGACTTTGGGGTGAAGGTGCAGGAGTCTGACACCACTACTGGTGGCGACTTCACCGATGCCGACGCGGGCGTGGTGAAGTCCAATGCTCCGGCCACCCTTGAAGCCTCCTCGAGCTACAAGTTGGGCTACACAGGCCATAAGCGCTATGTGCGCCTCGCCCTGACCAAGGCGGGCGGCACCTCTATCGCTGCCGGTGCCACGGCCATTCTGGGCAACGCTGCCGAGCGCCCGGTGGCCTAAACCTCTTCGGCGGCAGTCCATGAGGGCATAGCGGCCTGTCCGATAGCGGAATTCAACCTCCCCGCCGCCAGAGTTCTGGGGGTCAAGGTTGAGACGGTCGCGAGTACCAGCGGTTCCTTTCCCGCCAAGGGCTCACCCCCCGCGCGATCCCTGGGATAGGGCGCGCACCCCTGCCCGGCTGTTCCTCCTAGTCCAGCCGGGCACCCCTTTACATCGGAGCAATGCAATGCCCATGCGTCCCCCGCGTGTATGCACGTGTGGCAAGGTCGTGCCATCGGGCCAGCGATGCCAGTGCCAAATCGCGCGCGATAAGGCTCGCAACGCTGCCTATGATCGCACCCGTCCCAATGCTGCCGCCCGCGGCTACGACCATGCGTGGCGCAAGCTCCGCGCCGAGTTCCTTGCGGATAATCGGGTGTGCAGCGCCGAAGGCTGCAATGCGCCGGCCACCGACGCAGACCACGTCCTATCGGTGAAGCAGCGGCCAGACCTGCGCCTAGACCGCCGCAACCTGCGGGCCTTCTGCCATCGCCACCATTCGAGGCGTACCGCCAAAGACCAAGGGTTTGCTAGATAGGCTAGTTCTCCTGCGGAGACTGCTCCACGTCTTTCCACCAAGCTTCACCCGAACCCGACGTGAACAGGCTTCCAAGGAAACTCGGAGGTGGCCTCGATCTAAACTCCAGCTCCCACAAGCGCAGCATGGCTGATATCACGAAGTAGAAGCGCATCTGCTCCGGCTCGACGTCGACCCACTCGGCATTGACCAGAAAGGGAGCAAAGCGCTTGTAGAAAGCCAACTTGTCACCCTCCTCCTCCGCTACACTTTGGATCGTGAGCGAGGCACCGGACACTCCATGGGCGAACTTGTTCCGAAGCGAGCTTAGCGCGACCAAGTATGCCTTCGTTTCCGAACTAACTAGACCAAAGATCGAAGCCAATTCGAGCTTGCCTGTACGGCCATTCAGATTGAGATGGCTGCAGAACTTCCGCAACGCATCCTCGTCCCGCTGCCTGGCGTACTTAGAGGCGAAGCAGTTCTGAAAGATAACCTCTTCCAGCGCGGATTCGAAGAGTGCGTTCAGCTTGATAACAAAGCTCCAGTCCGAGTCTTTGAGTATCTCGAAGAGGAAATGTGGCGGCAGGTTGAGCTTCTTGGCAGCCTCTTGCGCGTCTTGAAACATGCGCTCAAACGACTTGTTCGGTTCATTGTTTTCTTCCGCCAACCATCTGCTCCCCGCTTAGCTATCTCACCATAGCTCAGTAGGGGGAGCCATCAAAGAACCCCTATCTCCGGTTGACCGACCGGCGCCCCGTCGCGCGATATTTTCTCCAAGCCACGAAAAGATTTCCCCATGCACACGACGCTTGTGCGCATTTCCGCTCCGGCGAAGATGCCGATCGATCGCGCGGTGGTGTTCGACCACCTGCGGTCCATTGTGATCGAACCGGCCACCGAGCCCGACGACGCCAGCTATATCGACAGCCTGATTGAGATGGCGGTAGACCGGCTCGACGGTCCCCATGGCCTGCTCAATCGCGCGCTGATCTCGCAGACATGGAAGGCCACCTATGCCGCTTTCCCTGCCGAGATCACCATTCCCCTGGCGCGCTGCACCGGTATCGTCAGCGTCACCTATATGGACCAAGCAGACGAAGAGCAGACGCTCTCGCCTTCGGCTTACCGCGTCACCGGTATCAACACCGACAAGTGCCGCATTCGCCCGATCAATGGCTCCGCCTGGCCTTCCACCTACCGCGACGCAGAGGCGGTGTCGGTGACGTTCACCAGTGGCTTCGGTGAAGATCCCGAGCACGTGCCTGGCTCGATCCGTCATGCGATCATTGAGGCTGTGGCCCGCGCCTATGAGTACAGCGAGCCGGTCATTGACGGCCGCTCGTTTTCCAGCCTGCCCGGGTCTGCCACCAGTGCCGTCACCGATTGGCGTGTGTGGCCGGAATGAGTGGCTCCAAGATCAGCGGCGGCGACGACCTGGCGCGGGCGCTGGCCACCCTCCGCGGCAAGATAGGCGCTCCCATTAACGCAGCGATCCGCAAGGGCCTGCGCCCGATGCTTGCAGCTCAGAAGCGCAACGCCCCGGTGGACGAAGGCGACCTGAAGCGAAGCCTCACCATCCGCTCGGACACACGAGCGCCGAAGACCCGCCCCCGCTTCGTGGTGGGACCGAGCAAAGCCTACTCCGGCGCGGATGGCGATCGGCCGGTCAAGTACGCCCATGTGGTCGAGTTCGGCACCGCTGACGGCAGCGAGGCTGGCACCCGGTTCGCGAGCCGGGCCTTCGAAGAGACAGCCGACGAGGCGGTCAAGATCCTTGGCGACGAGATCGGCAACGAGATCGAGAAAGCCGCAGCGCGGAAAATCAAGAGGGCGAACCGATGAATGCTGTCGCTCTGATGGTCCGCTGCCTGCTCAACGACATGGATGTGACCGACCTTGTTGAGGCCGAAGTCTATCCAGTCGCTGCCCCTCAGGGATTCACCGCCCCGTACATCGTAGTGAACGTCCTGCACGAGGATGGCGACGTCACACTGAACGGTCACAAGGCCGGCTTCTTCGCCCGCGTGTCCGTCCATTGCATCGCCCGCAACGCTCCCTCCGCGATCCACCTTGGCGAGGCCGTCAAGGCGGCACTGACCTTGATCAACGAGCCTGTCCTGTCCGGCGGCACCCCACCCGAGCCGATCGGCACCGTGACTTGCTGGAAAGAGGGCACGGACGTGACCGACTACACCCCCGACCACACCGTGTTCCGGCGCATCATCGATTTCCGCGTGAGGTGGACCCCGTGAGAAAAGGTAGTCTCGACCGCTCCTTGACAGTCACTCAACAGATGGAGATCGGCCGCGACCCGATCTTCAACATGCCAATTTACGAAGAGCGGAGTTTCACCGTCAAAGCCCGGCTCACCCACCAGGCTGAAGACGAGAAATTCGCCGCCTCTCAGTTGTACGAGCAACGGCTTGTGACCTTCACCACCCACCTTTTCGAGCTCGACGCCACTGCCTCGCTGGAGTGCGAAGGCGTCACCTATGGCGTGATCGGTATCCGCCAGCTTGGCCGCCGACGGGGCCTCGAGATCAAGGCGAAGGCCACGCTCTGATGCGCGGCCGCAAGCCTGCCGCCACTGCCGCCGACGGCGCACTGGTGAAGACGCCTCCCATGCCGCAGACCCTTCCGCCGGAGATGGCAAAGGAGTGGCGCGATATAGCTCGCGATCTGGTTTCCCGGCGCCTGCTCACCCGGTCCAGCCTTCCCGCCCTCGAAACGCTGCTCGGTGCCCTCTGGTACGCCCGCTTGTGCCGCACGGCCCTGGCCGAGCATGGGCCGGTGGTGAAGTCCGAAAAGGGCGTGATCAGACCCAATCCCGCCGCCGCAATGCTGGCCAAGCAAAACGAGGTAGTCGCCCGCCTCTCCTACGAGATGGGCGTAACGGCCGCCGGCCGGAACCTGCCGACTATCAGAGAGCAGGAGTCTGCCGGCAATGGTGACGACTTCGCTGAGTTTAACGTCTGACACCTACCCGCACTGGATCTATGACGGCTCCGATATCCCTGATCCTTTTGGGTATGGCGAACGGGCCGTCCGGTTTCTCCGGCTGCTGAAGCACCCCAATAGCACCTTGCCAGACCAGCGGGCGCAGCTGGACTTTTGGCAGGAGCGGATTGTTCGGCGCATCTACGGCCCTCGTCATGAAGACGGCCGGCGCATTGTCCGTAACGTTGTTCTGCTCATTCCCCGCGGCAACCGCAAAACGACGCTGGGCGCCGAACTCGCGTTGCTCCACACGTTCGGTCCCGAGCGCGTCCAGAACGGCCAGGTGCTATCGGCCGCCGCCGACAAAAAGCAGGCTCGTATCGCGTTCGAAGAAGCGCTGGGCATGGTGGACCTTGTGCCCCAACTGGCCGGCGCATCGAAGCCTGTCGACTCCAAAAACCGGCTGAAGCACCCCAAGAGCAAATCGACCTATGAGGCGATATCGTCGGATGCT